CCCGCCAATCGCGTCCGCGATGCCGCTGGCAATCCCCCCAACGTCAATTCCACTCAGCAAATCTCCCAACGCACCAGCGGCATTCCCGGCCCACTCGCCCAAACTGGACAGGGCATCGCCAATCATCTGTCCGGCTTGGGAGAAATCGCCGGATAGCAGTTCGGCCCCCACGTCGCGGATCGTGCCCCACAGATTGCCCACCGCCGACAGGTAGCCGGGGATGATGTTGTTCTGGAGAAATTGCAGGGCATTCCCAATCCCGGTGCGAATCGCGTTTCCCACTTGTCCGGCGATATCCCCCACGCGAGTCATCGCGTCCGAGATGGCGTTGAACGCCCCGGTGAAGTCCGTCCCGGTCAGTTCGGACAGCGCGACGCCCAACGCGGACACCGCCGCGGCAACGCCGCTCTTGCCCGTCTCCTTCCCCGCCGCAAAGGCTTCGCTAAACGTATCCCCGAACTGTTGGGCTTTCTGTGACGCCTCGTCAAGTTGGGTGCGAAGTTCGGTCAACCCCGCGGAATCCGCGGCGCTGCCCAGCCCATACAGCGCCGCCGCAAACGGGTTCAGCCCGTTGTTGATTGCCGCCCAAAAACCCTCATCTAGCGCGGCAATTCCATCGGCCAGCCCCTCGGTAAAGGGAATGATGTTGATTCCCGTGGCCACCCGAAGCGCATCACCAAACGCCCCGATGGCGCTGGATACGGCATTGATGCCCTGCCTTTGGCGAGCGCCGAATGAGGCATTGAAGCGCCCGGAAAACTGCTCAATCGCCTTTTGCGCCTTGCCGAGCGTGGAGTCCACCGCATCTTTCAACCCGAACAGGTTGTGTTGATAGGCGAGGAACAGCCCGGCCAGCGCCGCGGCCACCAACGCAATCGGCCCGAGCATGGCGAGAAACGCTCCCACCACCCCGGACAGTGGCCCGGTCAGCGCGGCAACGGCCCCCATGACGGCGGTGATTGGCGCAATCAGCCCGATGAATGCCGCGGCGAACTCCTTGATTGGCCCCGGAGCTTCCAGAAACGCATTGACAACCTCGGTAATGGCCCGAACCACGCCCTCTAGCGGCCCGAGAAGCGTGCTGCCCAGTTGGCGCATGACTTCCTCAATGGAGCCGGAGAGAGATTCCATCGCGCCGTTGAACCCACCCATGCGGATTGCCGCCGATTCCGCCGCGGAGTTCCCGGCCTGCATGTCGTCAACGAACTGGCCATACTCGTCACCCACCGCGCCAATGATGCTCACCACATCCTGCGCTTCGGCCCCGATGCCGAGTTTGTCCAGTAGCTCCACCCGCTCCTGATCGGACAGCCCCTCAAAGGCTTTGTTGACGCGGTTGATTGCCTCTTCGGTGCCGATGAAATTTCCCTCGATATCAAACATGTTCAGCCCGGCCTCTTGGATGGCCTCGGCATACTTTTCCGTGGTTGGGGTGGCGAGATTCTGAATCATGCGGGCGAATGAGATACCGGCATCGGCCCCCTTCAACCCGTTCGCCGTGAAGAATGCGATAGCCTGCCCGGTTTCCCCGAGCATCTGTACCGCTTCCTCCTGTGAGTCCGCGAATGATGCCATCGTCGGGGCAAGGTTGCGGAATCCGGCGTTGTACTCGGCAAGCCCAATCTTGGATGCGTTGACCGCCTGTGTCGTGAGATCGGCCACCTGTACCACGTCATCGCCGGATAGCCGGAAGATGGACATGGCATCGGCCACGCTGCCAGCCGACAATTCCATTGATTCATCGGTTGCCGCGGCAAGGTTGGTGACAGTTTCCAGCGCCCCGCCAACCTGATCCTGCACGCTGATGCCCGCTTTGGCCATGACATCAGCCGCGCCAACAACCTCTTGGGCGGAAAACACCGTGTCCTTACCCAGCCTGCCGATAGTCTGGTCAAGTGCGAGAAGTTGATCATCCGTCGCGCCGGTCGCCGCCTCAATCGACAGCAGACCGGCTTGCACATCAGCGGCGATACCAACGGCGCTTTGGGTGAATTTGGCCGCGCCCGCGGCAAGCCCGGCGATGCCCGCGCCAGCGGCCACCATCGCCGCCTTTGTCGGCCCGCCTTGCCCCTGTAGGGATGCTAAATCCTGTTGTGCCTGTTGCGCTCCCGCCCCGTCATAGACGATCTGGATAGCTCCAACAGCGGTTCCTAAATCCATAGCACGCACCCCTGCACACCATCGCGGCATGTGTCGCGGTTCTGGCAGGAGCGCGTGCTATTCCGGTTCCGCGCTCCACTCCCCGTGTTCCAATGCGTCCCACATCTCATCGGTGATGGAAAGACGCATCACCTTCTTGGCTTCCTGTGCCCGCTCGACATCCTTTGGATCGATGCCCAAATAGGCGAATAGGTCATTCACGCCATTGGCGGGTACTTCTTTCTTGTACGTGGACTTGCTTGACGGCGGGCGACGCGCTGTAACCCACTTGGTTTCGTCGCGCAACCGTTCGTACCCCTCCACGTACTGCGTTGCCGCATCGTTGAACGCATACCGGGCGTCGTGGCCCCACCCGCATTCTGCCGCGTAAATCACTTCATCGGGCATCTTGCCGTACCGGGTGGCCATCTGCACAATACGCAGAACCTCGTATCCTCTACCCCGGAAATCCGGCGACGGCGGTTGCACCCCCGCTTGCCATCGCGGCTTCCTGCCGGTTGCGGTTTATCCAGTTCAGGAACGCGAGCCGGTCGTCAATGTCCACGTCCGTGACCAGCCACACCATCGGGTCGCCCGGTTGCAACTCCGATTCGCGCATCACCAGCCGGGGCTTGATAAACGCCGCGATGCACACCGCGTTGGCCATCTGTTCGGCGCGGGCGTACATGTCTACCGCGTCGTTCAGACTGTCGAAATTCGCCGTCCCGGTTTTGGCGATCTCCTGCGTCTTGCGGTCCCGGATCGTGTCGTCAATCTGTGCCCGTAGTTCAGCGGGAATCCCGGCCAGCATGACGTAATCAGTAAAGGGAATGTCCCGTACCAGCGCCTTGCTGCCCGTGTTTTTCAGGTATATTTCCGTTCCGCGGTCACGGCGGGCCTGTTGACTCGCGGCGACGCGCTCACGGGGCAGGAAGTCGGCCCCCTCGGGAATCGCGGTCAGGGATTGGGTGTTGGGGTTTTGCGCCTGTACCGTCTGTTGCATCGCGGCCATGTAGTTATCGGCCACGGTCTGCGGGTCGGGCGCGGTTGGGAGTTCTGTCACGGGCGGAGCAATGTTGACACCCTGATCCAATGGGGTTTCATTCGGCCCCGGCGTGCTGGTCAGTCCCGCCGCCGCTCGTTGCGCCGCCTCTGCCGCTTGGGCGCGGGCCAGCGCCTCGGCATCGTTCGGGGTTGCGGCGGGCGGGGTTTCCCCCGCGCCGCCCTGCGTATTCGTCGGATTCGCGTTCTCGTTCTCCACCTTGACATCCCTCACGCGCTAACGCGCTGAAACGGATTGAAACGCGACATGTGCCGCGTTAGGCAATCGCCGTCGTGGCGTTCTCGTACTGACTGATGATGTAGATGATGTCATCGCTATCGGGAACGGCCCGGCACGTCACTTCAATCACCGGGAATTCATTATCTTCCATCGAATACGACGGCCCGCCAACCCACTGGCAGCGCGGGAACGTCAACCACGTCGCGCCGCCGTCCACGGTGCGGGAGTTGGTTTTGGCCTTGATCTGGTAGTCGGCCAGATTGTCGGTTGACTTCCGGGTAAGCGTCCGAATCTGGTCCGGCGTCGCGCCCGTGGTTTCCACCAGCCCGCCCGACAACGCCGCGATGGCGTCAAGATTCAGTTGCCCAACCTCAATCGTCAGGTCAACCGAGTTGAACGACGCCGCCACGGCCAGAATACTGTTGTCGCCGCGGTGTTCAGTTTCCTCCACCGACGCTTCCATCTCGACGCGACGGATGCCCGGCATGTCCTTCGCGGTGCCCGGCACGCCCGCCGAGTACGGAAAGACCTTCGCATCCATGATGGAATACGGCATTTCTCCCTGTGTGAGCAATGGCATGGTGTTCGCCTTTCTGACAGGTAGTCGCCTGTCGGTTCAGGACGAACGGCCTAACGGCCAGCCTGTGTACGTCTGCCGGGTTGCCCCGGCCCGCCGGCGACACGCGCCCCCAGCGGGAGATCAGCCACATCCCGAAACGGAATCTGTTTCGTGACGTAGCGCCCGATACCCACCCCGTTTTCTACGCCGTACAGGGTGAACAGATGAACCGCGTAATACCCATCCATGCGCGGGCAGCATTCACGGTTCTTGCACCGCAATTCTAGCACTACGGGGATTCCCGCCTCGTTGTACAGCACGGTGCCGCGCCGCTCCCGGTAATGCGTACCCGTTGCATCCGGGTTGCAGCGAAGCGTGATGGCGGATGGCGCGGCCACTACCAGCGCCCCGGAGGAATGAACGTTTGGGGAGCGGGCATCGTCTTTGCCGCTTGCACCAACTCCCGCCACTGACTCGCGGACAGCAGCGGGCGAAACGGCGGAACCCCATCCGTGACATCCAGCATCATGTAACGGTCCAATGGATTTCGCGCCAGCCGCGCCCAATCCCGATCATCCATCTCCACATCGAAATACTGTGGCCCCCACTGGTAGGGGCGACGGTATCCCTGCTCTGGCCCGATGCGAAAGATGGATGCGCCGCGACGTACCGAAATCTTCCGGTTGTGCTCAAACTGCTCAAACGCCAGCACCAACGCGGGGTCAAGATGCCCCTTGCTGATGCGGCCCATGATGTTGTGGTCATACAGGGGCGACGGGTGCCCCACCCACCGGATGATTCTCACGACTCCCCCTAGCGGGACCGTCGCCGGGTGCCCGCGGTGTCCGCGTCGCCGCCCGTGTCGGCATCTCCGGGTTCGCCCGCGTCGTTCACGACAGTTCGCACGTTGCCGGTTGGCGCAATCGACACGGGTTCGGACGCCATATCGCCGCCCGCCTTTTGCGCCGCCTCAGCCGCTTCGGTGCGAATCTCGCGGACGCGACTGGCCAGCGCCTCGGAACGCTCCCTGTCGGCATCGTATCGCGCCTGTGCCGCCTTCTTCTCATCCTCGGTTCGGCACCGGTAGACCGCGCCCGTAATGCCCGTGGCGTCAAACACCACATCCGCGTAGGCATCGGGTCGGGCGACGCCCGCCGCGTCATACGCCAGCATCTCGGCGGCTTCCTCGTTGGACAGCACTTTCCCCGGCTCACAGGTAAAACCAGCCATCTCGCGTTCCTTTCTCACACAACGGGAACGGATCGGACACCCGTTACCCGAAATCGTAACACCAAAACGTAATTGCCCGGAAATTGCTCGGGGTCGTCAATCGGGGTTTCGTTGGGGTTCGGGTGAATCACGGGGCGTTGATTTCCGGTGATGACGGGGTTCCACGTCGGGAGGGTGAGCGCGGTTTCCACTTCCAGAACGGCGCGGTCTAAAATCTCTTTTCCGTGGTCGCCGGGATAGTGGAACAGATACACCGACTGGAAGTGATCCCATTTTGCCCACCCCGGAACTGTTGGCGACGGATGCGGATTCCGTTCACCCGCGAACACCACGATGTTTGGCTTGATTCTCCCGCCACTGGTAAAAGCGTCCGGTTCCGCGCCCGGCCCGGTTTCTACCAGCCACTTCGCGTACACCCCACCGAACCCCAAGCCCTCGGGTTCGGGCGTCATCAGCGGTGCCCACGACGCCAATTGTTGCCGAATCGCCTCTTGCAACGTCGCCATGCCTCACCCCGCCAATAACTTGCGTACCGCGTTCATGACTTCCGGGTAATTCGCTTCCAGCGTCGGCAGGAGGATGGGGCGGGGTGCCATCTTGGATGTGCCCATCTCCAGATACGGGCCATACTCCACGGAATGCAGCAAGTACACGATGATTTCCGTGGCCGACTTCACCGCCTGCCCAAGCAACCCCCCGCGTGCGGCCCCGGTTACGTCGTTCCACGGCGCATTCGCCCGCGCTTCCCCTTGCATCTTTTTGGCGAATAGGTCCGCGAGGAGCCACAACCCATGAAGAATACGCTGTTCGTAGTCGCGAATCGCGGGAATCAGGGACGCATCGGGCGGGATGGTCCACGCGAACGACGCCTGTGGCATTCCTCACCCCTGCAAGGTGAACAGGGCGCGAACGACTCCGGCCCGCGGTGGTAACACAATCGTTACCACGCCAGCCGGGCCACGGGTTGCCGGGGCGACGGCGGGCAAGCGGAACCGGTCGCCGCGCTGCACGTCGAATGGCACTTCCTTTTCCAACTGCCCATCCGCGCCCGTGTACCCCGCCGCATTCTGCCGCACGTTCACCGGTTCCCGCGCCGCCAGCGACAGCAGCACGTTTTGGGGCGGCAGTTCCACCGGTTCCCCGCTTCGCGCCGCGTCCCGCTCCAACACCAGATCGAATGTCGTGCCCAGCACCTTCCGGGTGGCAAAGACGTTCGCCAACTCCCGTTCAATCAGGGCATCGNNCCCGCCGCGTCGGCCCTTCTGTTGATCGGCCCGAATCGCGGCATCCTCAATCGCCGTCGCCCGCCTGTCTGGTTCCCCGTTCTCACCCCGGATGAAGTTCCCGCCGTCGCTGCCGACAAACCAGCGCGGTTCAATCTCCGCGTACACCTGATCCAACGTTGGTTTGGTGAATGCAACACCTGTCGCGCTTTGGGCGGGCGGGGATGCCGCTGTAGCCGCGTTTACGGCCCCTTCCTGCGGCGTTTGGTCCGGCAAGGCATCAGGAGCCATCTCGGGGCGTGGCGTTGCGTCAGGGGCGGAATTTTGCGTCATGGACGGCATCAGGGATTGGGCAATCGCGGCTTGGGTCCGGTCCCATTCCGCCCGCGCCGCGGATTCGGCTTCCAGCGCCACTACCAGCCGCTCCAACATCTCCCGTTGCGCCCGGACCTCCCCAATCAGCGTGCCGATATGGATGGTCATATCGGCTACCGCGGCGGCAAGCGCCTGATCAAGCCCAATCGTTACCGTCTGCGGCGCGGTCTGAAAGGTCAATTGCGCCCTATCCATCGCCAGCCCCAATCACCGTGTACGGGAAGTCACGGGATACCACGGACGCCCCGTCGCTCAGATACCCCATGTCCAGCGTCAAAATCCCGCCGCCGCCATCTCCCGCGCCCGCGGGAACATCGCCAAAGACGCGAATGACATCCGCTTTCGCCGCGGCAAGCATGCGCTCCACATTTCCGATACGTTGCGAGAGTTTGAGGGAATCGCCCTGTGAGGAAATGTCGAACGTGGACACCATCCGGTGCCAGATAGCGGTAAGCGTGGTGTAGATGGCCAGATACAGGAATCCCAGCGGGTCATCGGGTTCGGCGGTCGCCAGTTCCGATTCTTCGTACCCGAGCATCCGTAGCGCGTCGTCTATCGGTTCCCCGAGTTCGCCCGGCAGATCGGAACCGCCCATCTGCACGGCGGCAAGCGGGGTCGCCAGCCGCGACGCGACTTGACTGGCAACCCACGCCCGCGACGCCACGACTACGCGCCCGCCGCGTCGGCTTCCATCAGCCGGTCAATAATCTCATCTTTCTTGGTGGCCCCGTCCAAGTCAACCCCGCGCTGTTCCGCGTACTGCCGCAGTTGGGCCACCGTCCCGCTTTCATACCGGGTGCGCCGGTCCTCAGCGGACAGGTCTGCCGGACTCGTCATGCCGCCCGGTGCGGTCGGAGCGGCATCGCCGGCAACCCCGCTCGTATCCTCCCCGGAAATCTCGGCACCCGTCTGTGCCGTCGCCTCGGGATAGGTGTTGCTGGCCACCAACAGCGCATCGTTGTACGTCTGTTGGTCGATAGCCTGCCGTCGCGGGTCGGGGCGGGCGGGTTGCCGGAGCGCATCATTGAACGCCCCCACCGCCGCATCATACCGGCCCGTGTCCAGAATGCGGAACCCTTTGTCCCGGTACTCCTGCTCACTGGCCAGCGTCGCCGCCACTTCCTCGCCGCTCTGGTCATTCACCATGCGGAACGTGATGTTCTCAGCCATCGCCGGATTCCCTTTCTCGCAACACGTCACGAACCATGAACAGCACGCCGTTCAGCCATGCCATGTCATTGTTGGCCTGATGTTCGGGTTGCTTTGCCCGTGGCCCCGCGGGCGGGAGCGTCAGGTTCAGGAGTGACGCAATCTCGCGTACAACGCTGTCATGTTCCCGACGCAACACCGCCCGCCGATGCACGATTGCCGCATTCGTCGCCATGTTTCAATCCTTTCGCCCCCGGCATCGCACCGGGTTAGGCATCGCGCCTAGTGGCGTGTCGTGCGAATTACGGCATCGAATAGGTTATACTTGTGCCATAGGAAGGATTGAACACATGGCCCAACCCAAACCGCTGCCACCGATAAGCCCAGCCGATGCCGCCCGATTTTGGTCTAAGGTCAAAATCGGAAAACCTAACGAGTGTTGGCCGTGGCAGGGCGGCACTCAAAAAGGATACGGCATTTTCAAGGTTGCGAGAAAAACGGTAAAGGCTCACCGCGTCTCTTACTTCCTTTCCACAGGTCGCAATCCTGCGGACCATCTTTCCTGCCATTCCTGCGATAACCCGCCATGTTGCAACCCTGCCCATCTGTTCCCCGGTGACTGGCAAGCCAATACCGCAGACATGATAGCGAAGGGTCGCAAGAATCAGGCTTTTGGTATCCAGTATGCCCGCGCACAATTCAGCGAAGATGATGTTATGAACATTCGCCGCCAATACGCTACCGGGCAGATTCGCCAACAGGCGATAGCCGATAGTTATGGGGTTCCCGTTCGTACCATTTCCGCCATTGTGCGCGGCCAGACGTGGAAGCATTTGCCAATCCTTACGAATCGTCGCCAGCGTGCCCTTTAGGAATCAGGGCATGACTGATGCGTAGCCGGTCGGCACCGCGTAGGAGCCGTTCCCAATCCGCATCACGACGGCGGAAACCCGGTTCCACGCGCCATACCCGGCCATCCGCATCCAGTTTCGCTGATACCACGGGAAATCTTCGTTTCCGTCGATTTCGATGAATCCGCGCAACCCGGCATCGGGATCGACGCGCTCCCCAATGGGCGGTTCGCCCCCGGTGGCGATGGCGACGATGTAGTTACTCGGCATCCGTGGCCACTCCACGGCCCACACGCCGGACTCTTCCATGCCTAGCACGGTGCCCGGCACGTTGACGCCCAGCGCCCCGGATAGCACCGTGTTGGCGTTCCCCGGCGTCAGGTCGGGATTCTGCGGGTTGTAGAAGGTGCCGAGCGCCTGCACGTCGCTTTTCAGCCCGGACGGAATGAACGCCACGACGCGCCCGATGCCGCCATTCTCGGGATGCTCCGCGAGTTCCTGATAGATTGCCGGGAACGGGTTGGACGCATCCGCGATGGTCGCCGCCTGTGCCAGCAAGTGATTATCCGTACTCCCCGCGAATGCGCCATTCGGCACCTGATAGACCGTCGAATCCCCGTTCGCAATCGGCTTGACGGTAATCTCCCCCTTCTCGGGGTCGAAAAACTGCCGGTCAACGTTGTTGAACAGCGCGGCGAGAATGTGGTCGAATACCCAACTGCGGTCGCCGTCAATGATGGCAGCCACAATCCGGTTCACATCCTCAACGCGGGACTTCTGCGCTTCCAGCCACGTCCGGCCAATCGCGTTGCCGCTCATTTGCAGCGGGAACCCGACGCTGTACCGCGCCTCCCCGCGAATCGGCAGCGGACGGCCCGCCTCGTCAAGCGGTTGGTTGCGCGTCACGGTCCCAACCCGGAACGTGCGCGTCGGGTCGGTGATGCCGCCACGGACGAACAGCCGGGTGAACGCATCCATCTGCCGGTTGTGTTCGGCCATCGCCTGTGTAATGGCGTCGTTGACGACATCCTCACCAACGGCGGTGACGGTTTCTCCGAACCGCTGTTGCAGCGTATGGAACCCATAGACAACCTGATTCATTGTTGTGCCCTTTCGTTACCCTAGCGCCGCAACAGCCGAACGGCCTAACGCAACGAACCCACGTCCAACAGCTTATCCGCGGCAACGCCCAATAGCGTCGCGAACGCTCCGACAACACGCCCCACGACAACGGACGTGGTGCCCGCCGTGTCCGACAACCGGCCATCCGTGTCGGACAGGTACACCGCCGCGTCATAGGCAAGCGCGTCCAACACGTAGCCGTCGATCAGACAGCCGCGAACGCCGGTCAGTGGCTCACCGGCCCCCACGGTGCGCCACGCAATGTGGGTCGCCCGCGCCTCAGCCGCGCTTGTGCCATTCGCGTTCGTCCAGCGGCCCGTTGCCGTGTCCTGCCGAATCGGAGCGCCAGCGGTGATCGCCTCAGCCGCCGGGGCGGTGTGCTGGTCGTTGTGACTCGGCTTCTTCACCAATCGAATCTGCCGCTCGGCAACGGCGCTTGCCTGTAGTGCAATGTCGGCCATCGGGATTTCCTCTCTGTCCACCGCCGCGAAACGCGACAGATGCCGCGCTTTTGACTACCAGTATGTACCCGCGAACAATTCCGCCGCCTTTTTGTCGCTTTCCGTGCGACGATCCGTGTTCCCATCCCCAACGGGCGGATTCGGCTTCGCGCCGTCCGTGTTGCGGGAATTGTTTTCCTCACCGCCCGTCAGTTTTGCCGCCAGCGCCTTGCCCTTCGGGATAAACGCCAGCATGGCCACCGGATCATCAGCAGCCCCCGAGTACACATCGCGGACTTCCTGCGGCAAGGCATCGAAATCCGTTTTCACCGTCGCGGTGGCCACGGCATGCAGCGCGTCGAATCGCTCTTGCAGCGCCTTGAGATCGTCCTTTGCCTTGTCGCGCTCCTGCTCTCGGGTTTTGGCCAGCGCCTCAAACTCGCCCCTTGACTCGCGGTCCCGTTCCGCCGCCGCCGCGGCATCCGCGTCGCGCTGTGTCTTTTCGTCCTGTAGCGCCTTCAACGAATCCTGTAGACCGGCGACGCTTCCTTGCAGGGTTTTCAGGGCAGCGTCCGCATCGCGTCGCGCTTTGCGTTCCGCCTTGATCGCCTCTTTCCCCTTATCGCCCAACCCCTCGATACTGTCCAAGTCGGAATCGTCCGCGGGCGGGTCCGCGCCGCCGCCGCCGCCCTTGTCTGTGGCTTCCCACATCGGGGCAAACTGCCAGATTCCGAAATGACGATTCGTCAGCAGCATCGCGCCGCGCCTTTCCTGAATGGGGTTGGATCGCCCTCCCCCGCGCCCGTGGACCTATTCCACGTTCGCAATAGTAGCAAATCACCCCATCAAATACTGTCAGCGCGAAACGCGACCCCCTTTGGGCGTGATGGCCGCGGGGTGTTTTTAGGGATGTCAGGGAGCGGGAGCGCCGCCGCCGCGAACTGCGAAATCAACTCCACCAGCAATTCATTTTCGTCAATGTACAGGCAATGCCAGACGCCCCACACATGATCGCCAACGTTCGTCTGCAACGTTTCCATCATGCGGTCGGTTCGCTTGAAATGGACGTGTAGCAATTCGTGACAGACCGTCTGCCGCGCTTCTTCCCGATCCCCGATATCCCCCATCGCCCGCTCATACCACGATGGCGGGAGCCAGATGGTGAAATCGCGATAGGTCGGATGTACGTCAATCGACGCCGCCGCCTCATAACCGTCAATCGCGTTTCGGCCCGGCCCTATCGGTTGCAGCGCGTAATGGACCGTGAAATCCCGCAGACCGCACACATCCGCACAATCCCGCACGTACTCGCGCATCCGGTCGTACTGGAACTGACGAACGCCGGGCATCACATACTCGTTGGGGTTGGTCATCAGGGTTCCTGTGCTGGAATCGCGACACCTGCCGCGTTCGGGTTCGGGGCATCAGCAGGTTCGGGGATGGCTAGCCACCCGGTATTCGGAGCCAGTTCCCACCAATGGTTATTCACGCACCGGTAGCGGTACACCCCGTTCGCAATATCGCGGACTTCCAGCGCCGCGCCACACGTCGCGCACATCACGGAATCACCCCCGTTGGTAATGGCGGTGGCTCTGGCACATCGCCCCCTGTTGTAATCGTGTCGCGTAAGAATGCGTCACACATCACGAACAGGGCGGATAGCGGGGTTCGGAGATGGTCCCGCAGCGTGATTGGGCCACCCACCGGACCCACGGGTAGCCCGTCCAACTCCCGCGCCGCGGTCAGCACCAGCGCCACGGTTGGCAAGTCGCCGCGAATGATGCCGTCATCCCACGTCACGCGCCGCACCAGTGGATCGCCTCGTAACTGCTTGGGATACTCTCGCGGCACTCCCTCGACCCAAAACACCATCACCCCCCCCGTCGCCAACCGCCATCACTCACTGACACATATTACCCGATGGCGAACAATCCGACAATGAAATCAAACATGTCATCGTCGCCCATCAGGATTTCCGGCATCTTCCCATCCACCCGCATCAAATCCTCAGCCCCCATGCTCAAAATCTCAAAGTGCTTGCTCCCGCCGTAGTCCTTCCCGATATAGGGGTGCCCGAAATCGTCTTTGCGCGTGACTTCCTGTTTCCCATACCCCGGACCCATGTGTTCCAGCGCCTCACCTTTTGTGCGGCGGTCATAGAACCCCCGTTCGGCAATGGATGTTCGCGGGCGGATGTTTTCGACACGATGCCCGAATTCATGTACCGCGACCTTGACTTGGTAATTCGCATCACCCGAAACCATCAGGTCAGTTGGGTCGCCCCGTTGCGTGGATGCGTAGTATGCCCGTGGCGTGGTGTTGGTATGCAACACCCCAAAGTCAATGGAGTCATCCCACCAATCCGTAGGCACCGCATGGCGAACGCTGTTCACGGCCCGCTTTGCGCCCTCGGATGACGTGTCGTCAAACGGGTGCAAGCGGTCGGAACCCATCGGGCGCACCTTTGGCAGTGTATCCTGCATGGCCTTGTGGTAGGGGTTGCCGGTGGCCACATCCTCGGATGCCCGCATCGCTGCCCGCCGCGCCTTTTCCTCGGCAATCCGTGCCCGCACCAGTTCCCCCCGCGCTATATCCATCTCTTCCAGTTGGGCAAGTGTTGGCTCTGCCTTTTGGGTTATCATCTTCTTCGCCAGCGTGTTCGCCCGCTTTTCCTTTGCCGCCAAATCCTTCTTGGCATTGGCCAGCGCGGTAAGCCGGGCGCGATCCGTTGGCGACATGGATTTCACCATCTGTTCCCGGAGAATCTTCCCGGCCTTTCGCGCCAGCGTGTCGCCGCGCTCCGCGTCGCCATAGCCGGTCATGGCGTCGAATTCCGCCCGCATCGCGTCGATTTTCCGCACCCACGCCGGGCGTTTGGATGGAACGGGCGCGGCATCGGGAAGCAAGGTGCCGCCAGTCTCCACAAACCCCCGTGGTGGCATCTCCCCGGTGCGGATGTACTCCCGTATTCGCGGGATGGCGTCGTCAATATCCTCGCGGGTGACATACGGCCCGATGGTACACATTTCATGGGGATGGTTCGGGAACTGCGGAACCTCGTCCAGCAGATAGACGCCCCGCGGTTGGTTGCGGCTACTGCGTTCCGCGTTCTGGTCGCATTCGTCCGGTTCGGGGTGATTCCGGCTCAGGAGCCACTTTATTCGCTCCACAAGCGGGTTCGCCTGTGCCGCTTTCAGCGTCGCCGCGCCGAATGCCCGCGTTGTCTCCGTGCGGGCCAGCCGCCGCGCCGCGTAGTTGCCGATGCCGGAATTCCGCGGGCGAAACACGCCTTGCCCCGGCCCCTGTCGCGGGGTCAGCGTCGCCACGCCCTTTGGTTGCCGGGACATGGGTAGGGGGCGGAACGTGTCGGGGTCACGCCGCAATTGGTACGACGGGTTCAGTAGCCCCTCGACGGCCTTTGCCGTTTCCAGCGGCGACGCTCCCGCGGCCAGCCCCGCCCGCAATGTCGATTCGATTTGCTTTCTGTCCAGTTTCCCGGCCTTCCACAACCGGTGTGATAGCTGGTAGCCATTCGGATCAACCCATGTCCGCGTGTCGTCAATCTCCGCGGCAAGGTTGGGGCGGAAAATATCCTCGGGGTCAAGCGTTGGCGGGGTGAACCGGGGTGCGAATCGATCCGTCATGCCCTCCCGCCTTTCGCGTGACCGACGTGCCACCCACCACAGAACCGGCATGGGTACGGTTGCATGCGGTCCCGGTCTTTCTTTCGCAGCGCCCGCACATGCGCCCATGCCGCATCTCGGGACACATGCCGCGTTTTCCCCTCACAGGAGCGCCGCCGAATGCGCCGCCTAGACGCCATGCAGTACCCCGGATTCCACATCGCGCATGGTATCCCACCCCATGTAGCGATTCACCCCCGGCGTGTCCGCGAGTAGGGCGTTCAGGCAGACCACGCCAAACGGGTTGGCCACAAACACGACGGCCAGTAATCGCCCGTACTTCTCGCGTCCGAATGACGCCCCGTTCCAACTGGTCACAATCGCGGCGTGGCGTCCGGGCGTCAACCAATCCTCAGCCATCCGGTCACGAATCGCTTTCCCGGCATCCGTCGTGCGCTCCGGGGCATTGATGCCGAGTAGCCGGACGGACGCCACGGGGAACACATCCCACCCCACGTCAAGCATGAACAGCGATGTATCCCCGTCGTCATACCGCGGGTCGAAGCGGGACACGGCCCGGAATGGCCCGTAGGGGCACCCCGCGGCGGTGATAATC